TCTTGACCTCCGATCCCTGCAGTTCGAGGGTCAATACTTAACTCCTGCTTACAATCAAGAGATAATTTGGTGGACTGGTCAGTTATGTTACCGTTGGCAAGATTACCTACGGTAGAAATTTTCATCGGTGCTGGATCAGAAATCATAACTGGCCTTGAATAACCATACAATCGTGCAATCTCTGCAACAGCACTGGCCGCTAACTCGGTGGCCTTAGCAAAAGGCCCAATCATCGGTGCCGAAGTTAGCATACCAGCGACGCGCGAAACAATGCCAGCGGGTCTAGATACAGGGCCCGTGCCATACTCATCAGCTTCACCTGACTGAGGGGCAAGAGCACCTGGCTCAGATGTTGTTGGGACAGCGAGGACAACGTCCTCAGCCCAAGCGAACACTGAGATAGTACAAGACTCGGTAGCACCATTAGCATGCTTCAATTGATTGATTGAACGGAGATTCATTGTGCCCAAATACTGGTACTCTTCCAAAGGAATGGAACAATTATCACGATACCAAAGAAATGGTAGTGTCAATTCTCCTCCAGCTGAGTAACAAGGATCAATGTAAATGTGTGGGCGCTGTGAAGCTTCTACCACATCATATACAAAAGGTGATCGGTTTTGAGTCACCTGATCCTGGGCAGGCAGTGGTTGATATGAGGCAATAGCCCGACCATAAAAGAAACCGTTACCATTAATCATAATTTTAACCTTCAGGGTCGCTCGCATTACATTAAAGTTCGTAATGCGATTAATAACACGTAGGTTCGTGAAATATAAATCCCAAGGGTTGAAATTTTGATACAGGGTGGTACCGGTACCCCACTGATAGGATGCAATCTTAATCGGACGGGAAAAGAAATTCCCAAGATCAGCATCATCGGAGTCGGTTGTCATGCGCGTCGGATCGATGGTCGTCGGCACATCATAACCATAACTCGCCTCCTTGTCCGAAAAGGAGACAATCTGCGATTTTTCGCTATCGCTCGCAGTCGTAATCGTAAAATTCGCACGATCACTTCCAGATTGTGGTTCGAGATCTGGCCGCTCGAATAAAATGTGAGTGCAAAATTGTTCAGACCACTCGCTGGTCCATACAATCTGCTCTTCCACATTGCCCGACTGAGGTTTGAGGTCGGACTTCTCTCTAGTACAACAAAACATATTTACAAATACATTAAACGGAATAACAAAAATAGATAAAAGACAATTAGAAACTCAACTACATTCACGACACACCATGAGTTAGTGGTGCGCGGAGAGCCCACGTTGTTTGGCCGGCGAGACCTTCCCTAAATAGGGACACACATAACGTTGCCTACGATCAAGGTCCTGTCCAACTCAAACTGGTGTTTTGGATACCAGAACATGAGTCGCGGTATATTTCCAAGAAAGGAGTATTTAGCGACTGCGCGTATACTCAACGCGCATTGGTGTATTTATAACGCCCCCACCTAAGGGCGGAGCCAAATTAGCTCTGCGATTTTTGCTTCTTCTTCTTCTCCGCCTTATGCTTGATCACCTTATTGACAATTTTCATCTTGTCAGCCAGTTCACTGCGCTTAGCGACGAATTGGAGGAAATCAAGGGTCATAGAATCGAATCGCCTATTCAATTCTCGACCTATGTTTCGACCGGGTAGCTTTTGTACCAAAGAAAATCCATTCTCTGTAGCAACACAAGAATACACTTGTGCACCAGAGAGGAGGTGTAGAATCTTACCATATTTCTTGGACTGTCCACTAGCCAGCAAAAACTTGTCCCGATGACCATGAGTGATCTTAACCTCAATATTAATTATGGCAGTAATATGCTTGTGACCAATGTAGTACACAAGATCTACTTCACCATAATCTAAGAACTCATGATTCTGGAACCTTGGCGCTTTCGGCAACACGTCCGTAATGATCTCTGTAAGTTCCTCTTCATGAACCAAATTCAAGGACGAAAAACTATCCGTCAACACAGAAATTGTTTCAAGAGAGCTAACTGAGATGACACCACCAGACTGCGGCGAAAGTTCTTCGCTCATATCCTCATCTCCTATAATGTAATGATTTAAAGCATCTTCATCAGAGAAAGTATTCACCAATTCATCCCATCCAGGTAACTCAAAAAGAGATCCAAAATGGCGACGACCAACTTCTTCCAACTGAGCGCGCTTTTCCTCAAATACATCACGACCGTGCAAAAAGTACTCACGGTTGGCGGTATGAATTGCCATAAATGAAACATCAGCTGGGGACGCTTTCTTACCCTTCACATTGTGAAGTAGTTTGGAAATTGAAAGCTCCTCAATTGGTGCGACATAACGATCGAGATCAGGTTCGTAGCGAAATCCGCGTTTCAAAAAGTTGATATCCTTCAGACTAATCAATGGAACAGATTCTGAAGATTTATCAGCCATAGTGTATGTGATACCAGCATCACCAAGCACCTTTGAAACAGCAGTATGGGTAAACTTATCCTCTTGTGGAGAAACACCCATGACATTATCATCGCCATAACATAAAGCAGCAACACGCTCGTGGAACATTGGAACATCTTCACCTGCATGCAAAGAATAATACGCATAGCGAAGATACAAGCTGTTAATCAAGTTATTGACAATAACAGTGAGCGGATGACCACTGGGATTCGAGCCAAATGCTTGAAGAATAACACCATTGAATTCATATACGGGATAAGCGATCTCCGTCGCAATACCACCCATGATATCTAATGATTCCTCATCATATCCGGCAACACGGGCAACTCCAATAAGAACCTCAAAAGCACTAAGCATAGCTTTCGCTGAGGCAGTCTTATCAAAGGCCTTGTAATCTCCAGCAATCATACGATCAGGGCCAAAAACAGTCAAATACTTGGTAACATCATGCCACACAGGTCCAAAAGCGTTCAAACCAACAGCACACTCCAATTCCAAACCATGATCTTGAATAAATTTCACAACAGGCAAATAATACTTGCGAGTCAACAAAGTAAAAACAACTTCAGATCCAGCAAAAACACGGATCTTGTTTTTAGTAAATTTCGTCGGCTCGTCCTTTAAATTGCCACGGAAAACAGTATAAATACGTTTGCCTTCAGCAAGCAACCTTTCTTGAATATCAAACTCTTCGCGAAATTGTGGGTCAGTAAAGTCGATAGGTTCAGTAATTCCAGGAATTTCCAAATCAACAACATCAATAAAGTTACTCTTAGACTTGTTCAATGGAAAACCCATGGACGACTTGGTGTTAATACGATCGATAGATTTCACTCCATCCATGCCACTTAAAACATAATACCATCCAAGTGGTTGGATCAAAGCTACATCATCAGGGTGTTCGGCACACACTTGGGCAAAACGAGTTTGTAAATCATCGTTAGCAAGCTTCCAAGCATGAGGTTCGAAATCACCACGAGTATGAGCAATAGAGTGAAGATCACGCTGCCAATGTTTCCAAATCTGACGAGAATCAGGACGACCATGAAGACGTGGAAGATCCATAATTTCATCAACACTATCACTGATAGGTGATTTTTGAACTTCAGAACGGAAAGTAGGCACACCCAGAGAATGAGCACCAAATACCTCAAGATTGGGATCCTTACCATCAGCTTGTTCCATAAAGCGTACAGCGTGCTTCTTAGGAATAGCAAGAGACGGTTCAAAGTCAATCCCAAATTTCTCTGTCCTCATATTATCAGCAGAATGAGCAACAAGACGAGTCGAACGCAACTTAGTATAAGCAGTGTTAAACTCGTCAAGAGAAACAAATTGAGCGGCACCATATCCGGAGCGAGAATTACCAGCAAGATGAAAACCTAGAATGACAGAATCAAGAGAAACAATAGGAGCCATACATAAACCAGAATATGTGTTGTAAGGGAGACGATAATCAAAGCCATTAAAGGCGGTCACACCAGTCTTGTATTCCTTATAGGATCCAATACGAATAGTGGGATCTTCCTTTGTAAAATCAGGTTTAAGATCGAACATACGAGCTCCAATGCGAGCATTTCCGGTAACTTCTCCTTCAGCCAGATATTGAGACATGTTAACAACAGATCCACCACTTGCCAGCAAAACAAGGGTGAGATCACCACCGACACGAACCCAATCATGGCTTGAGACACGTTCTTTGACAACATTACTAAGCTTACTAGTATCACGACGTAAAATCTCAATTGTGTATACTTTATCATCATCAGGTAACATGTGGGTTGGAATTAGCCAAGAAGATCCACGCATAGGTACGATCATGGAAATCTTCTTTGAGCCGTCCTCCCACGTAACTTGACAACGTTGAAGCCACTTCCAAAGAAGTGGACCGAATTTCTCCATAGAAGTACATTTGGATGCATCGGACTTAGGAACTGACATAGGACGAACAGTCTTCCAGATGTTTTCTTGTTCATCAGTTTGATAACGAGGTTTAGTAACGGGAGCCACAGTTTCATGTTCAGGATAGGACATCATGTTTCCTTGGAGTTCAAGTTCCTTTCCCATATTAGAAAACGTACGGTACAACTTGACAGCTCCAATAATAGCAACAATAGAGATAGCCCCAATAGCACATCCCTTCAAGATCTCTTCTTGATGTTCACGCATAACATCAACGAGAGAACGAACATGATCAGCAGCATTGGCAACAGCTTCCTTCGGAAAATGTTCCTCATACCAATCGGCAACTTGGTCCTTGAGAGAGCGTTCTTCACAATATGTATCCATATTAATAGAATCATGGATTTCTTGAAGAACTTCCGGAGAAATATCGCCACTTTGATGTTCAAGATCGCATTCTTGACACATCTTCGGCGCACAATACGGACATTCACTTGGCATGTCAGAATGTTCGCAGAGGTCAATGTCATACGAGTTCTCAACAGAAGCAACAAATCGCTTTTGGACAGCGTAGTGCTCCTCACTCATCTTCTTCAAAACCTCAAGACATTCAGCGAAGGACGCACCCTTCAAAATGTCTACGAACTTGTGCGAATCACGAATGCCGGATTCTTTATTTCCAGTACGAATAATTTCTACACGCTGGAGATCAATGATCCAAGCATCTTCAATGAACTTCTTCATCTTCTTACCATCGAGACCTCCGGTAAGAGAATCAACATATCCAGGACGCAAACGAACATCAAGGATAGCATCAAAACGACGAAGAATAGAAACCGGTTCATTGGAAAACGTATGTGCCATCAATGACTTAACATTAGTCGTAATCGTAAAAAGCTTGGCAATGAAATACTCATTTCCCTTAGATTCGACTCCAGCCTTGAGGACAGCAATTGGCACGTTGTTAGCGAAATCAATGATGGGTTTCGTGGGGTTCCCTTCATAGAAATCCGCTTTCGTGTTTCCAAAATCATCCAGAGTAACAGCATTATGGTAAGGGTGATATTCAGATTGGTACTTATCACCGTCGTTAAGCGTAACGACATGCTCTTTGGAAGATGGAAAACCATTGTGCGATAAAAGAACCTTGATCAACTTGGCATTGATCTCGGATTTTCCAACAGCACTAGGTCCATGAATCATGACCGTGAACGGCTTTTCACGAATGCATGATTGTTGTTGTGCCATAATAAGCTTTGTCCTAACTTTCTTAAGATTCAAAATCTTCGCCGAGAGTTGTGACGCGGCGGGCTTAGGCACAGTGGGCAAAAGTTGCATCATCTTGGCAATTAACTTCTCGAGACGGATCTCATAATCCGAAGCATCAACAATAGATTGACCAAAGCGTTCCAAGTCTGCAAGACGCCCAGCTTCCAATAAAGGAAGAGCAGATACAAGCAATGAATATTCATCCTCCATCTTTTGAGCTTCATCATCAGTGAATAGCAAAAGAGACAAGTCTCCAGTAAGATATGCAGCATATCCACGTGATAAAAAGAAAAGGAGAGTATCAGTGACCATATCCATGAAATTGATCGCGTCCTTCTGAACATTCCAAGTTTTCACTTTAAGAGCTTTAAGGAACGAGCTCTGAAATGCATTATTTTCCCAATCAGGAAAAAATCCAAACGAGATCAAAATAGACACGATGTTCCCAAACATCTGTCCAAGAGGTCCATCACGATGACGACGCCAGTCAGAAATAACACCTTTAACTTCTTCCATGGCATCATCAACAACTCCAGTCGCTTGAGGAGATAACTTGCCCTGAACATAATCGGTCATTTGATCGAGAAGAGGTTTCAAGTGATCCCAAATAATTGGAGTAATAGGGGCAGAAAAATGTGTACGCACATAGAGATGCAATGTGGCAACAAATCCTGCGACGGAAGACACATCTCTCAATAAAACAAGGAAAGAGAGAAGATCCTCGGCACGTGCGACAACATTGTTTACAATGTCGGATTCAGTCGTGCCGTTGTACGCTAACAACCGTTGAGCATCTTTAAAATGATTGTAGACATCAAACGCCTTGTCAACTTCATTCTTCGCTTCAGCGAGCGGTTGAAACAAGCTAAATCCTTGTGGTTCTAAGAAAGGATTGCTAATTGCATCGCTGAGACGGAAAGCCTGACTACTACACGTAGAAAGGGGGGACATAAGTCCAAGCCTGTTTTGTTCACTTTCGCCATTGTTTACTCTCATATGAATACTTGTCATGATTATAAACAGGCTAATTTTCTTATACACTAATCACGCTCTTGTGAGCAACTGCCGGCTGCAGGCTAATGTACGTGGTACTGGGTAAAAGAAACAGGATGGATCTAAGTGTGTTCGAACAAACTAACACTCTAGTAAGCAAATAGGCTCATCTAGACCAGGGACTCTGAGAAATGGCGGGCGAGGTGAACGACCCTATACGTCTAGTCACGTACTGAAACAGAGTATAGCTTCGAGTATTGCAAAAGTTAATCAAATCCTTATCCTAGGCAGGGTATGGATGTAGTCTTCGACAGCAGCTGGCATCTTCTGGCCGCGCATATTAAGTCTAATAATTACATCTTCACCATATCTACAGGAAGCGGAACCTTCTATTCAAGCTAGTAGGTAGTTACAATTTCGGACTCCTTACAAATCCATCTAAAATAACATATAGCACACTTTCCACTGAAAGTGTGTAGAACATATAACATTCACAGTGCAATAAATCACAACTGTGACAGATGCGCCTTTAGTACTGGCGCATACAGGAAATAAAACATATCCTGTACAGATTTTGAGAAAATCCGGAAAACGGGTTGGGGGCAGAGGGTAGTTTAGGTCCTCCATACTTGCGAAAAGAATTTTTAACAATCTAACAGCGCTATAAATGAGCTGGTCAAGGAGCATACGGCGTCGGAACGCCAATATGAACTTGATAACAGGTCAGATAAGCGCACCGATAAGCGACAAAAGTCGCAGACCGAGGCTGTGCGGGAAACACAGCACTTAGCATTGGAGATCGTATAGGCAAAAACTCCTATACTATCT